GTTAAATCGGTCATAAATCAAGCTCAATTGTCTAAATAATATATAATATTAACTTAATTTTAAGAGGATAATTCAAGTTATGGACAGAAAAAAAGTTAAAAATGAAATAATTGATGAGATTGACGCTGAATTTATAGCAAATGAAACATTTGGCGAGACTATTGCTGACAAAGTTGCTGAAATTGGTGGTAGCTGGTCATTTATTATATTTTTCTTTGCCGTGATGATTGGCTGGTGCGCTCTTAATTCTTTCGAGATTTTTGTTCATCCGATAGATCCCTTCCCTTATTCATTTCTCAACCTATTTCTGAGCTGTGTTGCTGCCATACAATGCCCGATAATTATGATGTCAAATAATAGATCGAGCGAACGAGATAGGATTAAAGCCAATTTAGACTTAACCATAGACTCAAAAAATGAAATAGAAATAAAGAAATTACATGATAAGGTAGATCATCTAATAAAAAGAACCTCTGAGTGATCGGTCAACAATTCATTACTGGATGAATATAAAATGGCGAAGAAGATTAGCAACGCAACTGAGAAGATTCTGTCCGAGTCTCCCATTAACTCGAAAAAAGCGAATGAAGAGCAGATGACGGCGCTTGCCCACGCATGCTGGAAGTACCGACTTCAAGGGTTTTCATACGTTGAAATAGGTGTAATGCTTGGATTCTCCACTGCAATGGTGAAAAATTACATTAAATCACTTAATGCTGAATATCAGATGGAGATCTGGGAAGATGTTGATTCTTTTCGCCAAGATCTAGCACTTAAGTTATTTTATATTGCTAACGAGACTTCAAAGCAATGGGAAAATGCCAAGAGCGACTTTACGGTATCCCCCGCTCATGTTGCATACCTAAAAAATACACGCGATGCCATTAAAGATCTTCGTGACTTGATGGGCCTAGACGCTCCTAAGCGCACAGAAGTTGAAGTTAGCACTGGCGCTGTACCTTACACGATTACAGTTAATCTTGATGGGTCCACTAAATAATGGCTAGCCCAATATCATATACGCCAACACCTACCGGCCTTAAATTTCATCTTGACCCTAATCGTGTTCGACTGCTTATTGGTCCTGTTGGCTGCGGAAAATCTGTTGCTGCTTGCTTCGAACTATTCAGACTGATGGCTTCTCAAGATCCTTCACCTGACGGATTTAGACGTACAAGAATGATCATTACTCGTGAGTCATACCCAATGATCACGACTACTACATTGCGTACGTGGAAGCAGCTTTTCCCGTGCCCTGAGACAGGACGAATTGTTCATGGCTCACCCATAGTCCATTATTTCGAATTTGGAGACATCAAAGCTGAAGTGGTGTTTATGTCCATCGAAAATGATGATGACATTAAAAAGCTAATGTCTCTAGAGAGTACGTTTATTTGGATGAATGAAGCTAGATTTTCCATGCTAGACATTCTTCATCATGCCGTAGGCCGTACTGGACGTTACCCATCTAAAGAGTTTGATGGTGTTAAGGCTACGCGGAGTGGTGTTATTTTAGACACTAACCCACCTGACAATGATCACTGGCTATATGACCAATTCGAAATTAAAAAGCCCAATAATTACTCCGTTCATCACTACCCACCAGCATTAATTGGGCATAAAGATGATGTTAATGGTTTAACTTGGACAATTAATCCAGATGCCGAGAATATTGCTAATTTAGGCGAAGGCGCTGATTATTACTTAAAGCAAGTTAACGGCCCAAGTGAAGAATGGATTCGAGTTTATCTTTGTGGTGAATGGGGAAGTACCATTGATGGTCGACCTGTCTACCCTGAATATTCCGATTCCGTTCACTTTGCACCAATGCTAAAGCCAGTTGCAAATATACCTATTATCTTAGGGTGGGATTTTGGACTTACTCCTTGCTGTGTAATCTCTCAGTTATTGCCTAATGGTCAATTAATAATCCTAGAGGAGATAGTAACGTCTTATATGGGTATTACCTCATTTATTGTTAATTGTGTAAATCCAATCCTATCTAGTAGATACGGTGACTTTGAAATCGAAGTATCTGTTGGTGATCCTGCTGGCTCAGCTGATATGGGCGGCAAGCTAAATGAGCGTCAGACCTGCTTCACCATCCTTAAAGATCATGGGATCAATACAATACCGGCTAAGACTAATGCGTTCTTACCACGACGAGAATCTGTTGCCAGAAGATTAACAACAATGATTGATGGTGATCCTAGTATTAAAATAGGCCCATTAGCGCCCATGATTAGAAAAGGGTTAAAGGGAGCTTATCATTACGAAAAAGTTAACATAGCCGTAGGTAAAGGCGAAACAAAGTACAAAGAAATGCCGGATAAAGACCAATATTCACACTCGCAAGATGCTCTACAATACATTACTTTGCAATTTGATAGTTTCAAAGCGCCAAACTCGTCTCGTACCAACGAGCACTTAATGAATCAACTAGGGTATAACACCCCGCCACGGAGATATTAAAATGCCAAAAACAAGTTATTTACTTGGCCAAGCTGTATCAGATGAAAAGCCAGATCGTGATTTAGATGACGATCAATTTATTTCTAGGTCCATTGAGCGCGTTAACGAATGGTTCGCGTACTTCAACATGAATATTGAAAACGCTAAAGAGGATATTTACTTTGCCGTCATTAATCAGTGGGATCAAAATTTATATCAAGAGCGAGTTCAAGAAGGCAAAGCTTGCCTGCAAATTAATTATATCTATGCCCTTATTGCCAGCTTAGTCGGCCAATATCGTAAGCAAACCCCAGAATTTAAGGTATACACGACGACCGATGAAAGCAACCCAAATGCTGAAGTAAGCCAGCCACAGATTGATCTATACGATGGACTAATGAGACAAATATTTTTTGACAATAAGTCAGAAATTGTATTTCAACAAGCCGGTGAAAGCGCGTTATTACGTGGATTTGGCGCCATTGCTGTTCATGTTGAGTATGAATCGGACATGTCCTTTAATCAAGTGCCAAAATTTAGGGCAATTGATGATCCTTTAACATGTTTTTGGGATTCCACAGCTAAAGAAGCAACTAAATCAGATAGTAAGTTTTGCGGTGAGATGATTACTTACACAATCCAGGAGTTTAACGATAAATTTCCAGATAGAAAGAAAGATTTTGCAGACGAAATGCCCTCTTCATTCCCTTCGACTCAGCTAAATAGAGAATCTGATAGCTTTTGGCGCTCTGAAGAATGGGTTAGAGTAGCAAACATGTATGTGAAAGAAGCTTACCCTATGCAGATTGCCCTTTTAAGCGATGGCAGATCACTAGAAATATCTGAGGCTAGAGAAGAGGTTAAGCTGCATCAAGAAATGATCTCTCGCGTTAAGAGCAAAGAGAAGAAGTTAAAGAAGACAATGACCTCTTTAGGCTTCGGAATTAATGATAATTCTTTTTTAGATACTCATGAAGCACTAGAAATTGTCGATACTAGAGATACCATCGACTACAAGATAATGAATTACATCATGTCTGAGGATGAGATCTTAGAAGAGGCTGTATGGCCTAGTAAAATAATGCCAATTATCTTTGTAGATGGCCATAGTCAATTTATTGAAGGCAAGCAATTCACCAAGTCTTATCACCGAACAGCTAAAGATGCGCAGAAAATAGTTAATTACACGGCGTCCGAAGCTATTGAGAACTTGATGAATTCTCATAAAGAACAGTGGATCGGAACACCTGAAAACTTCAAGGGTTACGAAGCAATGTGGAGAAATCCTTCATTAGCTAAAGGCGCTCTCGTAGCCAATAGAGATCAAGGAATCATGCCGGAGCAGGTGGCACCCCCTCAAATATCACCTAACTTTATGCAATTGTTTCAGCAATCCACGCAAGATATTAAAAACACATTAGGTTATTTTGAGGCAAATACTGGCGAACAAGGTAATGAAAAGTCAGGTGTTGCTATCAATAACCGAGCTAAACAAGGATCAATGGCTAGTTTTGTGTACTTTGATAACTGGGGCAGAGCTATTGAGCAGACCGCAAAGTGTGTAATGTCATTAATTCCGTCTCTTTATGATAGTACACGTAATATAACAGTTAGAAAGGCATCTGGTGATCAAAGCATCGTCAATATCAACAAGCCCAAAGGTGATGACTACGAAAATGATCTAACAAAAGGTAATTATGGAATTGAAGTTACTGTTGGCAGCAACTATGAAATTCAGAAGCAAGAAAATATGGACTCTCTTAAAGACCTTATGGCCACTCTTGCTCCAAGTAATCCTATGCTTGTTGGCGCACTGGCTGATCTTTATGCTGCTAATACTGATCTTGAAAATACGACTCAAATTGTAGATCGTATACGACAAGTTATTCTTGGTAAAAATCCTGCTGATATTCTGCGTGAAGAGATGGATATGCCGGAAGAACCTAAAAAACCTAATCCTGAAGATCAGATGATGCAGATAGAAATGCAACTTAAACAAGGTGACCTACAGTTGAAACAAGGAGAGCTGCAATTAAAGGCCGGAGATCAAGACTTGAAGAAAATTGAGCTTCAATTACAGCAACAAGAGATTGAATTAAAGAAAATATTAGCTAAAAATGAACATGAGAAAAATGTTATTGCAGCCGATAAGAACAATGTAGAAAGAGAAAAGGCCGATTTATCTCTGCAAGAAATAAAGGCAACTACTGACGCTGAACGATATCATAGTGATGCTAATATTGAAGTCGAGGGAATGAAACTTGCTGGAAATATGCATAAATCTATACTAGATGCACATGGTAAAACTGCTGAAATCCATAAAACCCATCTTCAAGGTCTACATGATTTCCGCAATAATCATCCATCGGTAATAGTAGAGGATTAATTGATATAATAGGTTGTCAGTTCTGAAAAGACGCAAGTTTTGCCATTCCAGTTTGGCATAAGCTGACAATTATATAGATATCAATATTAAGTTGTTATATAATTATACCGTCAGTGGAGGAGTCCATAATATCGACCATTCCTAGCGGTTGTCGATGCTGACACTCACTCACCTATAGCTAGGACTAAAAATGATCACACAATCTGAATTGAAAGAAAAATTAGAATATAATCCTGAGACAGGTAATTTTACGTGGAAGTCTACCAGTCATAAAGCTAAAATAGGATCGATTTCCGGTACTAAAACAGCTGCAGGATATAGAACAATAGGTTTGAAAGATAAACAGTAAACAGTATTTAGCACACAGATTGGCTTGGATATATATGTACAATGATTTATCCCCGCAAACGATTGATCATATTAATTTAATTTTAGATGATAATAGGATCTCTAATTTAAGAGCAGTAACAGGATCTGATAATATAATAAAACAACGTATTAGATGTGATAACAAGACAAGATCTAAGGGAATTTATCAAACAAAATACAATAAAAAATGGTGTGCAGCAGCTTGCTTGAATGGAAAGAGATATTTTTTAGGAAGTTTTTTATACGAAAGAAGAAGCTGTAAATTCTTATGATAATTTCGCGAAAAATAATCATGATGAATTTTATAAATGTAAATAAAGTTAAACCCCGGCTTGCTATTGAGGAAGACCCCCGGGGTTTAAATAATACTATTTGCGAACTTTTGGTAATTTATCACCGATTTCATAGCACATATTTCCGCCCATCGGGATTTTTACATCACGCATAGACATGCCATTCATCGATTCACCACTAACTGGTGTTCCCTTGGTTGATTTCATTGCATCACTCATGCCTTCACGGCCACCTTTTGATGATGCCATTTCTTTTGGTGCTTTCATTCTCATTGAATCTCTTGAGCCATCTTGAGCTTTATACGGAACTGATCCCATAACTTTCACCTTGTTAGTTAATGTCATTATTGACAATAATAATGTTAACACTCTATAATTACTTTATACAAACGGTCTGTCAATCTCCGATTTTGTACTGCCCACAACGAATTAAAGAGCCGCTGTGGGTTTTTTTTGCCTAAAAGTATTACTTTTTCTTAAACGATTTAAGTGTCTCAGCTAAAGCAACTTCCTTTCTAATCTTAGGCGATTTGGATTTCTCACCCTTTTCAAGTTTCTTTTCTGGTATCTTCTTGCCTTCTGGAACTTTAAGAGCCTTATGCAGAGCTCCTTTATCCTTGGTAGCATCAGCTATCCACATTTTCTTGTCAGCCATTATTAAGCCCTAATAAATATAACAATCTCGCCCAGATCCCATCTAGCTTTGGTTCCGAACTAATTACTTTCCCAAATCGTTCACTATTTCTGATACTGGCTCCGCTACAGCTTCTATAGCTGCTAATGCTGGCGTAATAACTGGGGCTTCAGCAACGGCAACAGCCTCAATTACTGGAGCAATATCATCAATAATTGGCGCAGCAGCAGCAGGAGCGATTGATTTAACACCAGCAATAACAGTATTAACCAATGAAATGGCGTCTAGACCCTTAGCTTGTAGCGCAATATGACATACAGCAGATAATGCACTTTCTAATTCTTCACTTAATGTTAAAAAACTCATTTTTACTCTCCAGTTTTGAAAATAATATTATACAATTTTATTAAGAATATTTAACTACAATACTCAGTCACTATAACTATACCAGGTGCTCCAGATGCGGCAGTGCCATTTTGCGTTCCAGATGCTCCACCACCATAGCTTTTTCCTGCATTTCCTGCCGACCCTGATGCTGCGCCTTTGCAAGATAATCCATAAAAAGAAGCGCCACCAAATCCAGATCCTTGACCATTTGTTGTAAATTGACCAGGGCCACCATCACCACCCGGAATTGCCATAATTAACTTCCCACCAGCTACACTACCAGCTGCGCCACCGCTTCCTCCTGGAGTAGATGCGACAGTTATCGATACCCCTATTCCACCTCCAGTTGTCACAACTAAAGTTGAAACGGAAGTTGCAACCCCTGCATTACCGGCAGTTCCTCCAGTACCAATTGTTACTGTTTGTGAAGATCCAATTTGCGCAGCAGTAAATAATCCTTTTGTATAAGATCCTCCGCCAGATCCAGAAGAAATGTTACTTGCTCCAGTAGTAACTCCACCACCACCACCACCAACAGCTTCAATAATACAATAAAGCATTCCTGAAGTTGGCGTGTATGTTCCACTAGATGTAAACGTTTGAGTGTTAACTATTTGAAGTGCCGTACCAATTCCAGCTTGCCATGTAGGTAATGCGCTAGTGCCATTAGACGTTAATACTTGGCCGCTAGCTCCTACTGAAGCAATAGATTGTAACGCTCCTGTTGAAGTTGTGCCGCCGCAAATTACTGAATATGCAGTAAATGAAGCATCTCCTGTACCGCCACTACCTACTGCAATAGGAGTTGAAAAAGTAGTAGCACCAGCAATGGTCTGCGCGCCCTGAGTCATTACAAATGATGCGTTTGTTCCAGCGTCTGGAATCGTATAGTTTCTTGCTCCAGCTTGTGGAGCTGTCAGCACACTAGTTACTGTGTTCCCAGTATTATTACTAGCATAAAATAAAGTATAACCAAAACCTGATGATGTAGGATTAATAGCTAGAGCACCACCGGCAGATCCTGGAGTTCCTAAAAATACTGTATTAAAACTACAGGTCCCACTTGAATCTCTAGATGCCAATGTTGATGCCGTTGCCGATGAAGAATATGCTAATGATGCCAATTGACTACTACCATTTGTAACGACAGCAGATGATGCAGTTAATCCAGAAGTAGTAATCGTCCCAGTTAAGGTTGGACTAGACAATGATGGGCTAGTTAACGATGGTGATGACCCAAACGAAGTTAAGGATGATGCAATAACATTCGACGCCAATGTGGTGCCAGTCAATGCGGAAGCCGCAACAGCCGAAGCCGTACCAGATGTTCCGCTAATGTTACCTACTATCGTATTGCTGAATGTATAAGTTCCAGCCAATGTCTGCGTACCTGCACCCATTACAAAGTTAGTACTAACTCCCGCGTCAGGAATTGTATAAGCTCTTGCTCCAGCTTGTGAGGCTGTATTTATAGTAGTTTGAGTGTTTCCTGCATTATTGCTAGCAGTGAATATTGTGTTTCCTAGTGACGCTGAAGGAGTATAAATGGTTAAAGCTCCTTGAGATGTTCCAGGTATGCCACAAAAAACTTGATTAAATGCCACATTAGAGCTTGCATCTCTAGATGCCAATGTCGATGCCGTTGGCCCTGACGTATAAGCCAATGATGCTAATTGGCTACTTCCATTAGTAACGACAGCAGATGATGCAGTTAATCCAGAAGTAGTAATCGTCCCAGTTAAGGTTGGACTAGACAATGATGGGCTAGTTAACGATGGTGATGACCCAAACGAAGTTAAGGATGATGCAATAACATTCGACGCCAATGTGGTGCCAGTCAATGCGGAAGCCGCAACAGCCGAAGCCGTACCAGATGTTCCGCTAATGTTACCTACTATCGTATTGCTGAATGTATAAGTTCCAGCCAATGTCTGCGTACCTGCACCCATTACAAAGTTAGTACTAACTCCCGCGTCAGGAATTGTATAAGTATGCGCACCAGCTTGGGCAGCATTAGTAATAGAAGTTATGAAATTTCCGGAATTATTAGCAACCGACAAGTTAAGATAACCAAGTGCATTACCAGAAGGATATATGTTTAACGTGCCAGCAATAGTATTGCTACCTAGAGTTTCTGTAACTGCATTTAAAGTAGTAATCGTGCCAAGAGAAGTTAATGACGACGCAACAACATTGCTAGCTAATGTTCCACCTGTAATATTCGCGGCTGCTACAGAGGATGCTAGGCCAGTAGTATTTCCTGTTCCTCCATACGTAGTCGCTAATACTGTTCCGTTCCAGATACCCGTAGTAATTGTACCTAAGCCAGTAAGTGATGAGCTTACAACATTAGATGCAAGAGTGGCTCCAGTCAATGTACCCGCAGCAGAAGGTACTGTTATATTTGCAGTACCATTGAAGCTGACGCCATTAATAGTTCTAGCTGTCTGTAAAGCTGTAGCGGTAGCTGCATTACCTGTAATACTAGTTTGATCGCCAGTATTTGAACCACTGACCGATGCTGCGCCACTAATTGTTAGTGTTGCTCCCGTATTAGCAATGCCAGTTCCACCCATAGCACCAGATAATGGCGTGGTAAGACCTAATATGCTTGTAATATCTGAGTTTGCACCACTTGCAGCAGCTGTCAATGCCGTACGATAGGCAGATGTTGAAGTTTCCGCGGATAATTGTCGAGCCAAAGAGGTGAATGGTATTTCTGAAAGTGATCCTGGTGTACCAAGTGATCCAAGAACGGCATTAGCCACAGAGATATTAGGGGTTGAGATTAACCAACGACCAGGGCCAGTAATTGGCTGAACTACTGTAATATTATCAGGTGTAGCAGTAGCGGAATTATTATAAACAAATATTCCTAAATTAATGACGTTTGCAACAACACCATTGATGTAATCAGTAACATCTAATGCTGCCAAATCTGATGCAGCAGAAAGTGGCGCATGTATTACATGATCCCATAAAAAAACATTAGCCATTTACTACTCCCCTGGCGTATATAGATCGTTCGTATCATCTTCGTATATGCGATTTACGTCATCAACATAAAATGATTCACTGATTACACCAGCAGATTCAATGTCTGTGGTCCAAATTGATAGTTGCAGCCCCATCATCATATTAGTAGCCCCAAGAAATACCAGTAGCAGTAGTTCCAGTCGTCATTACTGCAAACGCTCTAACGACAAACTGTGATCCAGCAGCGATATAAAGAGTATCTGTCGATAAATCAGCATACTTTACTGTAACTAATCCACTAACTTGAACCATAATCACACGTGAGCATGTAGCTCCAACAGAATCGGTAAATAATTCATCTAATACAACAGGATTACTTTTCTGCATAGCTTCCATGCCGTATGGCAAGGCTCTATTTGGATCGTAAGGAGTGATCGTACCTAATGCGTAATTTTGCGCGCCTGCCATATTCATCCCCACTTAAATAAGATAAATTGCCCATGCAAGCAGAGGGGCAATAGTTACTAACTAGCTACACGAACAATTTGATAATTGATAGTTGATGCACCTGGATCAGCACTGAATGTGTAAGTAATCGTCGTGCCAGATAAGCTAGCCGAACGAAGATAAACAGCATTAGCAGCAGCAGATAATGACGCAAATACTAGATCACCAGCAACAGCGCCAGCAACAGTTTGCGTATCAGTAACAGCACCACCAGCAAATACAGTGGCACCAGATGCAACAATGATTGCCTCAGGTTTAACGCCAGTTGCTAACATTGTTCTGGTAATCGTACCAGCAGCAATCGAATTAGCAGTTGAAATGCTGTTCGTTGCAGTATCAATTAAGATATAGGCTTGTGGATTTCCAAGAGTTGCGGTAGCAAGTGCATATTCAACCCATACACCACCATTTAGAGCTGCAAACACCGTGGTGCCATTAACTGCAAAAGTTTGGTTTGTAGCATGATATTGATAGATGCCACTTTCATAAACCGAAACTAAAGTTCCGACTTCAGTCGCCACGCCATTTACGGTTACTGATACGTCATAAGCTGACATTGCAGTAGTTGAAGCAAAGTTCATCAAGTTGTCTGGAATGCCGACGATATAAGCCATTTTGTTACCCTCATTAATTGATTAAATTTAAAACATTCAAAGCATTATTATACTATTAAAGTTTAATAATATGTGGTAAAGCCAACGTCGGCTGCGTTGTGGGAATTGCTGTAATACCATTGATGTCGGGATTAACAAGATTAATGGCAACACCGCCACCAGCTAAATTTAAATTAACTGAGTGTGAAGAAGTTAATCCACTATTCACACCGGTTGCTTGACCCGCAACTTGCGTAATTAATTGTGGAGCTCCCGTCTGATCATCAACAACGACTAATGTTTGGATACCTGTACCAACATCAGTAATAACAATCGGAACTTGGTCTTGAATTGCATTATTATACGTAGCAGATAATTGATATACACCAGTAGGAGCAGTAGGAACGCTTATGCCAGTTCCATTGATAATATAGTACGTTGTGGCAACGGCTAAACCAGCAGGAGCGGTACCCGTCGTCACAAGTTGAACAGCCATACCCGAATATAAAGTGCTATCAGAATATAATCCCGGGGCTGCAATCGTAATGGTATTTACAGTGTCTATTTGAGCTGTATAAGTGAAACTTAATTTAGGGCTGCCCGTATTCGCAATGACGCGGCCACCATTAAAAAATGCTTGAATTTGATAATCTGCTGCGTAATCGATTAATGATGTAGCACCGCGAACAACTTTAGCGCCTGTCTTATCGTAAACTGGGCATATTGAATCGGAATATGTATTCCACAATGCAGCAAATAATGATGTCGTCCGTGGACTGGCTAATAATGTTGCGGCACTTGATCCATTACCTACAGTACCATTTTGAAATGACATCCAAGAATCTGGAATAGTTCCAAAAGATTGAATTCTTACATCTCCACAATGAGCCTGCTTGTCTGATGCCATCATCGCAAATCTTTCATCACTCGTCATTTGACGGTAAGGCAATACAGTGTCACTAACTGTTAACTGGACTTGCGATAAACTAATGCTATAAGTTGTATTAATCGGCAACACAAATAACATTTGAAGCAAGCTTCCAACCCCAACACTCTGCCCACTTAGGCTGGCAATAGTAAATGTCGTGGTGTAAGTCGCCCATGAAGTAGTAAGCGCAAAGTCCGATCCTGACGATGTTACAGGCGCGGATCCTCCGGAACCAAATAATTGATATGCTTCTGTCCCTAGGATTGTCCCATTGGTAGTCGACATCGCGTCAAAACTTAGCGTTACTGTTTGCCCTGCTAAATTCTGAACATTGGTAATATTTTGATAAAAAGATTTAGATGTTTCGCCACCAGCTCCAGCACTTGTACACGCTAAATTTATGAAATAAACAGGCGTATTAGGAACATCCGTTTGACCAGCTGGGAATAATTGACGCGTTAGAACGTCCGTTGCATTATCATTTGACTTAAAAAAATGCCAATAATAAGCAGTCTCTACAGCAGTAGCCGCAATAACAGAGCAGTTTGCCGTAACAACTGAAATATCATTAATACCGTAGTCGTACATGCCCCAGAAATCAAATTCATTATTCAATAATAAGTTTGCTTGCGCATCACTAACGATATCTTGTGCAGTCTCAAGACCAGGAGGAGCATTAAAGTTATCACGTGTATAAAGCAGCACACCATCAGCCGTATAAATTTCAATGTAATAATTATTTAAAGCGTTATCACCGTCAACTTCCCAATAAATAGTCGCCATTCCCTTGTTGTCAAAGACAATAGGATTAGTATTAGCTGTAGCGCCAGTCCAATCGGTATAAGTAGGCTTTAACACCTGATGAGCAAGTGAGCTAAAGGTATTCATGTAACCATTAGCATTGGGCTGCAAGTAAGTTACACCAGTGCTAATGATAGTTAGTGTTCCCGTGCCATTTCCCGTTAAAGTTACTGGCGCATTAGCGATTGCGTTGGCGTAAGTGGTAGCCAGCTGAAATGATGTAGGTGACAAAAATATCAAGTAATAAGGAGTGGATGACGATAATGGTGTAGGCAATGTACCGCCAACAGAATTCAACATTACGGCCTTACCTGTAAAATAATTACTGGAAGCAGATAACGTGATCGTATTTGTTAAATAATTAGCAGCAAAAATAAATTCACTTGGATTACATGAAATTGTGACGCCCAACCACTCCTGCCAGTTCGGCTGCGGTGCTAAATTGTACCAAGTAGTCATTACTTTTTATCCTTTTTTGTCATAGCCGTTGAGCCAGTATTGGCAGCTCCTGCTAATGTTGATCGATATGCTTTTTGTGCCGCAGGCGATAAAAGACTATTAGCATTCGCATTTGCAAATTGTTTAGCACTTGTCGAAACATTTCCTTTAATCTTATTACCTACCAATTTACCACCCGCTTTTGCAGCTAAACTACCAATCGCCAATGGAGCATTGCCAGCAAATGCAGCTCCGGTTGCTATAGAATTGCTAAGCGCATCCGTTAAGCTACTTGCCATTGCATTTTGAACTCTTCCACCTGTATTAGGATTCTTCCCAATATCCAGATAGTCTCTCAATCCACCATGCAAAGTCTTTAGGCTATTTAACTTGCTCCACTTATCAGGGCCAAAAAGAGTAACCCCTTGATCATCTGACATTGCTCTAATGCTTTCTAGCGCATTTTGAATATCTGGATTATTCTTTTTACCCATTTTATCGCCTGTAGAGCGCAACTTAAGAAATCCTAGGTCATCCTTGATATCTGGAACTAAGCTTAAAGTCTTTTCAAGCCTTTCTGGTTTATCCCCTTTCACGAGATCAACCAATACATCATCAGATTCTGCTTTAACATTCCCTTTATGTAGGAATTTCTTTAAAGATTTATTTTCATAAAATGGTGCCACCTTCGTAGCGTAAGATTTTTTAGCATCTAACCACTGGTCGTGTAATTCCTCGCTACCAGATCGATCAGTTGAGCGACTAATATCATTGTTTAATGATGATTTAAGCTCTGATAAATCATGGTGAAGCGCAGGTTCATGAGCATTACCTACATTATTACCGATTTTCTTATTAATATCTTTATCAAGATTGGTCGCCTCTTCAAAGCTAATACCCTTATTATCTTTATTCATCCCAAATGCTTTATTTACGCTATCTTTTTCAGGATTTGATACGGCCCCTCTTTCTTTTAATTGATCGAGTTGACTTTTAGCGAGGTTAACTGCTTCCTTATGATAACTTCCTTCAGGGGCATTAACTATTTCCTGTAATTTATTAGCGTAACTATTAACATCTACATTAGATTTATCCCCTAATGACTTAGCTGTCTCATCCACCATGCTATAAAGCTGATTTGTTTCATCTTTAGCTTGAGTATGAGCATTATTAATCTTATCAACCACATTTCTTTTTACTTGTGATTGCGTAGGAGCTTCTCCTTTATCATTCGTTAATGCTAAGCCATCTTTATCGGCAACATTGAAACCATTAATTATGTCATTAGATGCTGAATCTATTTTCTCAGCGTTAATAGTAGCTTGCTGACGCAACTTATCATTACCAGCAGCCGGCATTACTTTATTAATGAAATCTTTCTTGGCCTGATCATCTTTCGTAAGCAGAACATTAGGCAATAAATCAGCATCCTCGCCAAGAACATCACGAGCTGCATTAACAGTTTCAGGGTTCATTGTTGACCCAGAAATTCCTTTCATTACTCCTTGAACGCCTTTACCAACTAAGGATGGAGCTGCCGCACCTACAGCACCTAATGTTGCTCCACCTAATCTAGATAATGGATCTTCACTATTCGTACCAGCAGCACCTACGGCAGCACCAGTGCCAGCCAATCTTGATAATGAAGGAGCAGCACCAAGCATTGTTTCGCCAAACATTGGTGCCGCTAATGCAGATTCACCAATAACATTGCCGGCAATTGAATATCCTGGGTGTGCAGATTTAGCCTCTTGCTGATACTCGTAAGGTGATGCATTAATTTCTGGCATAGGAATAGCAGGAATATTCGTATTTGCTACCGAGTTAATGCCCTTAATTGCAACATTAGGAATATTAGCTAGCGCCTGACCAGCCTCAGCACCACCTTGTAGAGCACCACTTGCTAATGCCGTTAATTTACTTAGGTCACGCTTGCCACTTGGAATTATGTCAGCAAGAGATGATTTAACATGAAAAAATGAGGTATCAGCATCTCTTGCATTCTTAACTGCCTCATCTGAATCATCAGATACTAAGTCACCAAAATATTCTTTCATACTAGGAGCACCTTGATTAGGATTTCCGCTGTATTTACTTAACATCTGATCAAGCTCATCATTTGCATGGCTAGGGCCAATTGATGCAGTTGATTTTGAAGCTTGCGCTTGAGAGCCATATTTGGCTAGCATCGAATCTAATTCATCAGCCATTTAGATTAACTCCCATAGGTGCATACATTGCAGATCCAGCAGGCTGAGGAGCTGGTGCTTGCTGACGTGATAGCATTTGTGTCACACCAGGAGCATATTTAGCCTTATCAGCATCTGACTTGCTCTTTAAGAAAGTTAATGCTTGATCTCTAGTCATATCCGCTACAATTGGATTTTTAACTAAGTCTTGATTAACATCTGCTCCTGTTAATTTATTGAACTCACTGGACATATTTCCAAACTGAGCCTTAGGCTGCATCTTCATAGCTTGCAAGTTAAGCAATTCAGTCATAGCATTTAATGTATTAACTTCTGTTGATCCAGGACTGAAACCTTTACGAAGAATGGCAGCAGAACTATTAATGTTCCCAGTCGTTCCACTATTCGTGAATGTTTTTGCTAATGCATCAGGCGTAATCTTTCCGTAAGTGTCATTTAATTGCTTCATTGCCGTGTACTCAGGAGGAGCGGCGGCAAAATTATTTCCGTACTTGGCTTCATCATACTTAAATTTATTAGCACCAATAACACCAGAATAATGATTAATCATGTCAGGATTATTCATTATTGATTGATTGATACTCTTAGAAATTCCATATGAACTTGCATCATTATTGAAGTCATTTCTAGATCCAGCATCACCTACTGCTAGCTTTTGACCAAGTGCCGCATTCTGCTGCATCTCAGGTGTATTGGTAAATAAAGTAGTAGCTGCATTATTAGCTTGAGATGGTGATTGTGTAGGCATTCCGGCCATAGCAGATCTAGCCACTTGTGGTGGAGATTGTTGATATTGAGGAGCATTAGTCTGATTGTAGGGAACTAATCCAGGAGCCTTGCCTTGACTGCCAGCCATTGCAGACTGTGGCATAGCGACATCTTGAGGAGGCGGCATCATTCCACTTTGCTGAGCTTGGCGAGCAGCTGCAATATCTTGCGGAGCGAATGACGATTGAGGAGTTTGTTGCCCGTTAAATCCAGGCGCACTTGTACCTGCCAATGCAGGATTTGCTTGCATAGCAGCTTGACGCGCAGCCAACATATTTGGCTTAGCATAATCTGGCGAAGATGAATAAATTTTAGCCCATTGATCCTGACTTAAATTAGCAGCTTGCCCAGCAATTAAATCAGCATTAGCCATCGCACTTTCAGCTTGAGCATTTTTAGCATTAATATCTGCTTCTTGTGATGGAGCGTAATATTGATTCGCTAATTGTGCCTTTTGAAGGCTTGCCTGTTCTTGTGGCGCAACAAATGGAAGCTGAGCCGCCAACTTTTGATTATTATAGTAAGCATTCTGTGCGCCAAGCTGCCTATCACGACCACCATATAATGAGTTCAAAGCTGTTTCTTGCACTTTAGGAGCTGCATTCATGAAATCTGTAACGTCGGACATTTTTAAACTCCTTAAATTAATGCCATCAGGCCAGATATTAACCCAGCATTACTTTGCCCGGTTCCTTTTCCAGATCCCGACCAAGCGTTACCAGATCCACCACCAAGATACTGCATTGGGCTACCAGTTGGGCCGTACATACCCATGTTCATTGCATTGTTCCACATGGCACTGTTAGCAGTGTCTCCCATAGCATTTGCCTGACCAATACCTTGTTGCGCACCACCAATAGCCTGACCTGTGCCATAAGTCATTTGACCTAACGAGCTGGTCATATTTGCGCCAGTTTGCATAAGTGGATTGTAATTACCAGTTGCAGCAGCTCCTAACCCCATCATATCGTTATAGTAATTCTGACGGTCAGCCGAGGAAATGCCTTGTGACATAGTGTCAACTGATCTCTGGTTATTGCCTGACCCTAACATTCCGCCAGCAGCCGCAGCAGCATTAGCTGATTGCGTACCAAGATCCGTTTGATATTCAGCCCATGGACTTGCGGTATATTGTGTCATCCAGTCACCTGTACCACCTTCGCCATTACCCATCATGTTTTCGAATTGGGACTCTTGCGAATTACCCATGTTCATCATATTATCGCCAGCCGCGTTACCACGATCCATCCAAGGTTGAAATAATTGCGTTACTTTATTTAAGTAATCTTCGTAGGTACTAATAGAGTTGTTATACCCATTTGCTAAATCTTCTGAGGCAGCACCTTGACCACCACCGAAAATATCATCCATCATGCTCATAAGATCACCTTAAAAGTTAAGTACACGGGTTTTTTCTGTGAAATTATCGGTAAAGTTAGGTGTACTAACCCTTCCGAACTCTGCTTTAATGTAATGTACACGTATATTGCACGTATCAGTAAAGCCATTAATGTACATACGAGCTTGTAGCTCAGCTCCAGACCCAGCGCTAGTAACAGAAGGAATGGGAATATCTGTTAATGTCGCACTAATCAAATTAATTCCAGGCTTTAAGTTAACAGCTCTAGCCAACAACAAGTCATTACCAGGATCATAATAACGATTAATTCCGAATTGTATGGCCACATCATTTTGCGTTAAGTTCGTAAACTGACCGCTAAAAGTAATTGTCTTATTACTGACCATTCTCACATATTGAACGCCAGAAAATGCTTGATAGATATAAAGATCTCCACCATTCCAGGAAGTCACATTAATGTCTTCGTAATATGCCGAATTAATCATCTAATAGCCCATATGCAGTGCTCGTTACCGTATATTCCGCATTATCAGCACCATAAATCTGCCAAGTCTGAGCAATATATGCCCCATTACCTGCAGCTTGCGTTAATGGTGTAGAAATACCAACCTGAAAATTATAAGAACCGTTGATTAACAAGTTTGGAGACACAGCAAACCCCGCTAACGAATTAACCGTGTCATAAGTATTAAAAAAATATCTATTCCAATCATTCGATATATTGCCATTAGCGTCGGCAAATGGTGTCTGAACTGGTGCCGGGCTTAGTGGATTAGTAGCCATTATGAACCCCCTTCTTCCATCACAATTTTAGCGCCCATAATAAATGTAGGAACCACTGAGTAGACGTCAATACGTGGTAAAAAGCTACGCATTTGACCCAACCCATACCATTGACCCCTAAATCTATACTGGCCTAATTTTCCGTACTCAGCTGGTCTCTGGCTTGAAAAAGTATGACCTTCATCACTAGATACTGATAGGAAAGCCTTAAGATCATCACCAGGTGAATTAGCATTAGCAGTACCTGCCTGAAAATTAACCTCAAAGTTGTTTATCTTAAATCTATTGTATGCAGGCAACATCAATTGTGGCCCCTGAACTCTATAGTGTCTAGCCACTCCATCATCAGTAGAGATATCTGTAGAGTAATCATTAATGACAGCTCGTAAGCTGCTACCGATTAAGTGTTGATCATTCCAGTATGTGTGACATGTGGCTATATGACAATCACCATTTAAGCGCTCTAAATTAGACCATCTAATCTCACCATTTGTAGGCGTAACGTCAACGAGGAAAGTCACGTTAGCTGTAGGAAAGGTTAGCTGATAAAAGATATGACCAGCTTCTTTGAAGACAAATCCAATTGCATCACTTACTACATCAAACATTCTGATAGTTAAGTCTATTTCTTGCGTACTTATCTTAACTGGGGTAGTTCCGTTCGTCATATAGACGGATCCAACACCATTTTTATCACCAGCTAGCCACATCAATAGTCCCTGACCCTCTGCAATAGATCCTGTCGCAATACATCCAAACTCAAACAGCATATTAGTATTGTAAGTGAACGGAAATGATCCCTGAGCCTGCGGGTACCACACTTCGATCGTGTAATTGCCAAATATGAATAACGTGTTATTTACAGCTGCACAACCCTGTAAAGTATCTGCCTTAGCGTTAAAGATAACTCCATTAGCTGCATTCCACGTACTAGCACTACCTGCTGCAGATATAAACCACTGATTCGAATTACTCTGACAGACTACAAAGTAATTATTAAAGAATACGCAATCGAGCGGGTTAGGCAGAAAGTTATCGCTAACAATAGGAGTAGTTGTTAATGCGTTAATGTCATACACATAACCATTAGCGCCATCTACAATGAGTACTTGAGACGTGGAACTAGTAACGCCAATAAATCCAGAAGACGTATTTAAGTTACCAACAACAATCGTTCTAAGCCCCTTATCAAGTAGATAAACCAGTGATGAGTTGAACGCTAAGCAGTAGGAATAGGCGCTATTTTGATCGCTATAGATCATGCGTATAGGGTCACTAGATGTACTCAACGTATAACGTAGCGTATATCCCGGAGCTGGATTGTGCATGATCTGCTTAGTGCCACGCGGATCAAATGTCACGTAATAGTTAATGATATAGCTATTATCTTGCTCAACTGATCTCTCTTGCGAGGTCTGTGTAGCTAGCGGAAAATCAACCGCCTTACCGCCCACTAGGTAAACCATCCAGTAAATGGAAATACTTGACGACGCTTATCACTAATAGTCTCAGTTTTACGCGAGTAGAGGTCCATCCTGTTATTAGCTTGCATACTCTTAAGCGCATTAGCAGCTTTCAACTGGAACGAAGTGGAGCACTCGAAGGAGAATGCATCACAAATATCTAGCATCAACTGATACTTAAGACACA